GTTATTCCATATTGCTCAATATAAAAGTCCCAATCCCATTTATCAAAACCTGTGTTTAGTACTCTTATATAATAGTCTCCAAGTCTAAATATTCTTTTTCTTCTTGTTCTTACATCAAAGAATTTAAACCATAGCTCTACTGAACCTTCTGGAATAGTTCTTCCATTTGAGATTATTTCTTCTGTATGATGATGACCATGAACAAATTCACAATTTACTTCTGGTGTTTCATTTTGATATATTGTATCATTTGTAAATTGCTCTACATCTTCAGGTGGCCTTACAAAATGATTATCATCATAATCAAATTTATCCATTATATCATCAATAGCTTCATTATCTCTTTGAAAGATTATTTTTAATAATTCTATTAGTTGTTCTTTCAACTGTTTACCTCTACTTTCTCTTTGCGTTAAAAGAGAGTCGTGCTAGACCGCCACGTATGTCTAGTTTCGATGGGGAATAGTGGTTTACACACTTAGCAGCTGACGACTTAGTTCGCCATCGGGCTAATATCTTGACTCTCTTTTAATTGTTATCTGTCTTTATTAGTTACCACTTTTATTAGATGCGTTTTGAATATCAATAGCGTCACCTGATTCGATAGCTGTATTTGCTTCAACAGCTTTAGCGTTACCATTTTTATCCTTAAACATTATCATTGAATTACTCATTGAAATGTTTTCGCCTTCTAATAATACTCCTAATGTAGCGTAGTCACTTACATTAAGTTGTGTTACTCTACCTCTTGTAAAACTATCAAGGTAGAATACTTCGTTATCTGATGCCATATGTACATCCTTTCTTGTGATGTTTATTTAGAGTAGACCTGATGAGCACATCACTATTACCCACCAGGTCTTTAGAGGCAAACTGGTTTGTTCGCCTAATTTTTAATTTTATCAATACTTCCATATCTTTTTTTATATCTTTCCATTAATAACCCTGCTTCAGTAGTTCTTTTACTTCTAATATAATGTAAGATTTGTTTTTCTAATTTTCTTTGCCTAGCTTTTTCTTGTTGTTTTTCTTTTTTTAATTTATTAGCTGTTCTTTTGTTCATATTTACTCCTTAAAATTCTTGGCATACATTGCATAAGCACCGCTATAGCTCAAAGTGTTCTGCCTTGAGTATGCCAGTCAAGTTAATCCAGACAAAAACATCCTTAGTGTATCGCTGATTAAACGCTTTTTCTCACTAGTGTCCTTGTCTGGTACGTTATAACATAAATTTGGGGGGAATAGAGCTATATCTTTATTGTATGGAAACGTGCGAATGTATCGGAAGATAAGACATAGCTCTATGTAGAATTGATGATATAATAAGCTTATAAATAGGGCGAATCATATATATGCAAGAAAGGATAACTGCATACGTAGGCAATAAGGTAACCTACTATTAAAAACCCCGTCTGTGCTCACGCTAACAGCTCTCAACTTATTATATCATCTAACGGATGGTCTACCTCTTTTATATTAAGAGGCTCTAATAGACCAAATTTCTTTTTTCTTAAGTATTCTTTATCAGGTTCATCTATAAAACTAAATGGACAGCCGAATACTTCCTCCCATGGTTTAAGATGTTTTTCCCATCTTTCATAATATGCTTTATAAGCTACTAATTTACAATTATACTCATCTGTATAAAAACCATATTCATCATATTGTGGATTACCAGGGCGAGTTGGAGGAAACCCGCCTGGTTTTTTTAGTTTCTGCCTCACAGGACAGTCCTTAACATAACAATAATCCAATATATATTTAGTAAGCCTATACCTAATACTGCTAACCACAATATTAAGTTAGACCATTTTATTCTATTTATCATATACAACTCCTTAATGTTATAAATACAACATATAAAGCCATTAATATAATAGAACTTACTAAGAGACCTTCAAATGTTTGTTTAAAAAATTGTCTCATTGTTACTCCTTTTTATTTATGATGGTTACAATTTGGTATTTCAACATCTACTGCATTGCCTAATATATCCCAACTTGCTTTATCTTTTATTTTTGCGTATGCAGTCATTTTTTTACCGCATCCTTTACATTTAATTATTCTTATTTTAGCTCCCGCCATTTATTTCTCCTTTTTATGGACTCAGCAATAGTTACTACGTTAACTTAATAACTCAGTGTAATACTATCAATAGTAACTATTACTGACTGTTTTGTCCGTTATGATAGGTGCGCTAGTTGTCTTAATGGGGATACCACCCATACCTATCAAGTTTATTTAATTTTTAGTATGATACTAAGACTGTTAATTAAGTATCCGCTTTATATTACGCAGCCTTCTTTGATAGAGTCGCTGGGTTTCTAGCCCTCACGCTATCTTTAACACTCTTAGTGTGGTTATCTATACTTAGATTTATTGTACCACAACCAATATAGTTGCTTCTTAGTCATCTTCTTAAACCTATTCACATCATCGTCAGGCCACCTATTGGTAGCCCAACGAATTAAGTCCTGTTTAGTACTAAGAAGACATTTATGCCTAATCAATTGAAGGTTCAGGGTTTTCAATAGCATCTTTTTGATACTCTTCCCAATCAGCTTCATCTTTACGCATTCTATCCTGAATCTGCTTATCTTTAGCCTTTTGTTCACGATGCCAATCATACTCTTCTCTCGCTACTCTTTCACCATCTAATTCAGCTTCTATTTCAGCTAACTCTAATTGTGTAGGCTTATCACTAATAAAATTGAATGTTCCTAAGTCTTTAGGTTTCATACTTTCAAGAGATAGCTCTAACTCATTAATACGATTTGAAATTGCATCAATACGATGAGAGTGTATATCATTTAATGATGTAATACGCTCATTAATACCTCTTAGCTTATTGAATACAATAGTTAATACTGTTTTATTAGGCTTAGGTTTGCGGTAAAACACTGCCCTGCCTAACAATTTAAAAGGCAATAATAATAGCCTAATTGGTAATAATACAATACCTCTAATGGTATAGTATATGTTATATTTAATCTTTCTTATTTTAATAGATTTAGAGCGTTTCATCGCTAATCCTTTCTGTATCATTGATACTGTTTTATTGTTTTATGTGTATTAATATATAAAATACTACTGTTTACTTATACATATATAAAAATATAGACCCACCTAAGTGGGCCTATAAGTTTTATTTAAATGCACGTTACTTGGTAAAGTATGCGGATACATCAGCTTCTTTTCGTTGACCTTTAGGTCCTACGAATAGACGGTGAGTATCGCCATACTTTTCAGGCTCAAACAACGTTGCTTCCATATTGTCGAACCCTTCGGCAATTAAGCAAGCGTTGATAGCCTTAACGTCCACAATGTTAAGGTTTATATCATAGCATACGAAGCCAGTCTTTTTCTTGGCTTCGTTGATACTGAATACACCTTCAGCATTTGGTATAAGCATTGATTTAATTAAAGACATTACTTTATTCATTGAATCTCCGATTCTATTAATTAATTAATTGATTTAGTTAAGCGATGTTTATACTAACACATCGGATGATGTGCGGGGGACACCAAACCCATTGATAACAATTTCACTGTGGATAGCTGGTGCCTCTACGACACTCGATGAAAATGAACGCAAGAGTGGACAACACAGTGAGTTTTCAACGAGTCAAGGCACCCTACCCAGTGAAATTCAATGGGTGCGGTGTACTATATCTCTCCCACACGCATTCTCGTGCCAATTTTTTGAAAATCAACCTAAAAGGTGTATTTATCCTCGGAGCACCAGCAAAATGGGACCCCTATTGGTATATTTTTTATTTTTTTCTTGGAAAATTCCCTGTAGTCTACTAAATTAAGTCCGCGCTTATGCGGTAACTAACCCAGTTACTGTAGACTGGTTAAGTAAGTAGGTCGTTGTCAGGCCTAATAAGTCCTTTTTTAATAAACTGTTTGGATAATAGCAGTAACTTATGTATATTAAGTTGATAATTTATATATATTTTAAGCAAATTGGGGATTAAATGAGCGATTTAAAGATAACACATGCTGGTACAGTCCAAGCACAGGATAGACAGGGCCCTATTAACCCTGAAGCACCTTTAGGACAGGCTGGTAGTGTGTATACCGCAGCATCTAGTGATGCTATTGTACCACCATTAAACCAAACATTTGTAGCTATTACTATGGTAACTGACTGTACCTTTGATAGTTCTAGTGGACTAATAGCAGAAGATGCAAATAAGTTTATAAACACAGAAACAGCAGCACATGATGCGGCAGCTAGTTCAGAAACGTCTGTACTAGGTTCTGGTGGCCAAGTAGTAGATTCAGTAGTTTTTCCTGCTGGAATGACTATTTACGGTAGATGGAAAGAAATAGACGTAGCTACTGGTAGTTGTGTAGCTTATATAGGGTAACCTATGCCTAAGTTAGGATTAGGCGCTAAAACGACCAATTCTGGTCTAATAACACCTGGTATAGTAACAGATAACCTCGTACTAAAGCATAAGTATGATGCAGGAAGTGTAATACCTGTAAGTGATGGTGCTGCATTTTTTGATGGAGTAAATGACTATATAGAATGTGGAACTACAAACTTAAATCCAAATTCTATTACAGTTGCCGCATGGGTTCGACTCCCTGGAGAGGCTCCAACTGATAGTTATCTTAGAATAGTAGTAGGAGATGGTGATGAAAAGTCTTGGCATTTAAGATACGACAAATCAGGTGGTAGATTTGTTGGAAGATTTTCTGCAAATGGCTCCGATATAGAACTTTGCCAGTCAGATTCAACATATACAGACTATAGTAAATGGTATCACGTTGCAGTTAATTACAATTCTTCAAATGGAGAATGTAAAATATATGTAGACGGAGCTCATGATGGTACTGATAGTGGTGGTATTACAGGAAATCTACATGTACCAAGCACACCTGGTGTTAGAATTGGACAGGAAACTAATGCAACTAGTAATAATTGGGATGGATATATATGTAATGTAGGTATATGGTCATCAGTATTAACACAACCACAAATTAAATCTATAATGAACAAGAATTATGCTGGATTAACATCTAGCGAAAAAACAAACTTAGTATCATGGTGGAATTTAGATGAAACTATAGAAACAACAAATATATCTGACGAACCTAATATTGTTTTAGATAACAATGCTAGTAATACAGAAGTTTTGAATTGGGAATCTAATTTTAGTGGAACAGGAGTAACAGAAAATGCTGATGTAGGTAATTTTGACGTTAACGCAGACCCCCCAAATACTGAAAGCTATATAGACAATGATAATAACACTATAAGACTTAGAGCGCTTTTAGATGGAAACTCTGATGGTAATATAGACCATATTCAAGTAAAAACTGCAAGTTCTTTAACAGTAGGAAAATCATATAAAATTGTAGTTACAGTAGATAGTATATCAGGTCGTTTTAGAGTTAGGCCTGGTGCTGGAAGCGCAGCTGCTGATATGACAACAACAGGCGTGCATACATTTTATTTCCATAAATCTCCAAGTACTTATTGGAGACTAGAAAGAGATTCTGGAGTTGGAGATATAACAGTGTCTGATATTAAAATATACGATATTGGTAATATAGGGGAATTATCATAATGGCAGCTACAACACAAACAATATTAAAACCAACACGAGCTAGAGGATTAGATACTTCTGGTAACAATAATCACGCACAAATATATTCAGGTAGAGGTTTAGAGTTTGATGGTGTTCTTGATTATTTAGATGGGCCATCTTTTACTGATATAGGAGTAACAGGAGATGTTACTGTTTCTTTTTGGGGAAAATATAATGCAGGTAGTGGTGTTGGAATGTTTTGGGGAATTTATGCAGCCCTAACAGATGGAATGGGTGTGGTAATAGATAGAGCTAATAATACTTTAGAAATATTTGATGATTCTACTGGAACTGATATTGCAAATATTTATGCCACTACAATGAACCCTAATACTTGGTATAGAATAGTTTTTGTTTTAGATAATAGTGAATTTAAACTTTATATGAATGGAGTATTGGTTGGTAGCGGAACAAATGTTCAAACACATTGGAGTGGCAATTGGACTCCAGATATATTTTTAGGGATAAGAAGTGGTGCTATAATAGACCAATCTTATTCTTATATATTAGATGGTGCGATGTCAGATTTTCAAGTATGGGATAAAGTATGGACAGCAGCTGATGCAGAATATGATTATCTTAACCCAGAACAATTAGCGTTAAATAGAGGTGGTACATCGCTAACTAACTCTAATCTTAAACTATGGTACCCAATGAATGAAGGTCATAGAGGCAATCAGTCTTATGTGCTTGATGCTTCTAATACAGGTCTTGGTGATGAAATGGTACTAGTTAGTGATTTAAAAGGTTATACTGACTTCCCTGCTGGATGGTCTCGTAGTGAACCTTTAGGTACTGGAGACTCAATAACTTGGGGTGCTAATGGAGTTAGATATGTATGTGCAAGTGGAAATGTTGTAGGACTTACCTATGATGTTGCTGTTGTTTCTGGGGTAACATATAAAGTAGAAATAGTAGTTTCAGACTATAGTGGAACTAGAACTCTTAAAATAGATAACTCTGCTGATAGTTCAGTAGTATTAGATAGTGTTGGAACACATACCTTTTATTTTACATCTAAAGCAAACCAAAGCAATTACATAAAATTTTATAGAGGAAATGGCTCTAATCCAGTAGATATAACTATTGAAAGTGTTTCATTAAAACCAATAAACGATAAAAACAACGCAACAACTGTATTTTATGGTGATGAGATGATAGCTAATGATAGAAACCAACTATTTGATGAAGCTGGACAATGGGCTGGATATAATGGTCCCGCCACATCTGAAATTGATGGTGGAAAATTTAAGGTAGTAACTGATGGAGATGGTACTACTCAAGGAGCAACTTTAGCAGTAGCAAATTTAACAGCTCCAGTTGTTGGTAGAACATATAGAATATGGGCAAAATTAGACGATACAGGCGCTTCAGCAAATGCAGATGCTGCCTATAAATTTATGTTCGGAGGAGCAGATGCTCTTGTTACTGCTTCTGATGATTCCCCTAGTGATGGTACTATTAATACAACTGAACAAGAATATTATGCTGATATTTTAGCGACATCTACAACAGGAGATTTAATTATTAAAATAACGTCTGCGACTAATGATGCTGCTACTACATTTACTATTGATGATGTATCTGTAAAAGAGGTAGGAACAGCAACAGGATGGACAGATGCAGACCAACAACTTGATATACCTCAAACAGCTTTGCAGTCTTATAATCAGTTAGCTTATTTTGACGAGAGGTCTTCTGAAATTACAGTTTCAGATACTAATGATTTAAGTTTTACAAATGATAGTACTGATAGCCCACTTTCATTAAGTGCTTGGATATTTGTTAGCAATTCTATTTCCAATGGTTTCTTTATTATGCATAAAGGTGGCTATGACAGTGGAGCTGGGTATCATAAATGGGAATATACATTTTTTGTAAATTCAGCTAGAAATTTAACTTTTACTTGCCATGATGGAGCTACAGCTGATAGCGCTCGTAATGATACTGTCTTTGCTGGAAGACGAACAAATGATGCTCCTATTGAATTAGGAAAATGGTATCATGTTGTTGCTGCTTATGATGGCGGAGACGACCCTCATGATGATGCAAAATTATATATTAATGGTAAGGAAGCCACTCATGTTTCTTATACTTCAGGAAGTTATGAATTTATGAAAAACCAATCTATAGGTTTTTATATGGGCAAGAAAGGTCAATCTGGAAGTTACGGTACTGAAGGTTGCCAAACTGAATGTTCAATATGGAATAAAGAATTAAGTTTAGATGAAGTTAAAGAGTTATATAATGAAGGGTTAGCATTAGATTGCACAACTCATAGTGCTTCTGCTAATTTAGTAGGTTATTGGAAAAATAGTGGAATAACTCAATGGGATGATTTGTCTTCTAATTCTAATAATGGAGCAATTTCAGGTGTTACAGAAACAATGCTTATTACAGCAGGTGCAGACAGTTCAAGAGATTCACAAGGGTTCTTGATGAATAGACAAAGAACTACTAATTGTATAAACAGTATAAACGATAATTCATCTAATGCTCTTGGTGGTAATACCGAAGGTGTAGTGGTTCAGGATTCTGATACATTAGATATAACAGGAAATTTCACATTGTGTGCATGGATTAAGTTTAAAGACCTTGAAAATAGTTATAATATATTTAATAAAAAAACTACATGGCATGGAGCTGGATATGGGTTACATTATAACATTCAGTATAATAATTTATATCAGGAATATGCTATTAGTACAGCTTCAGATGAGCGTAAACAATTAGCTATATCATGGACACCAACTGTAGGAGTTTGGTATTTTGTGTTTTGTACACATACAGATAGTGGAAATGATGTAAGAGGGTATGCAGCTGCAACAGATACAAGTTTAACTTCATCAAGCAATTCAGGAGCTTTAGCTAGTGTAGGAACTAATGACTTAGAACTTACTATTGGAGTGGGTATTGGTGGAAATGATGACAATTATAATATACAATTTTCAGGTCAAATAGATGATGTTCAAGTGTATAATGGTAAAGCTTTAGGCACAGATGAATTAATGAGAAATTTTAAAGCAGGTAAAAGGAGTCATAGATAATGGCACATTATGAAATGTATTTTTGTATACCTAGCAGTGCATTTAATAGTGCTGTTGG